ATAACCTAAAGTCTGTAGTGCATTTGCACTTACCAAAAGTGTTTTCGTTTCGGATAATGACGAAGCTCTTTGACAACGGCGATGCGGCAATCGTGTTCTCACTACAGGTGTGGCGAGGCGGTGTGTCGTTAACGATGATGCTGCAAGCGAAATAGGAAAGCAAATGACCGACGATATTAAACCGCTGGGCATCCAGCACGCAAAAATAACTGGGCAAGTTATGCGCGACCATTGGGGGCCGATTGTAGACCGCATTGCTGCCGACAGCCTTAGCCAGCACTGCCCCAACTGCGAAGCCCAAGCGGCGGAGATTGAGAAGCTGCGAATGCACTTGGATATTGCGCTTGAAACTCTGGCTGAAGAGGGTGTCTGCGGAGATGAATGCAACTCCTGCAAAGAAGCCCGCGCAGCCTTGGGAGAAACGAAATGACGGACGAAGATAAGGCGCTGGTGAGCAGCCTCCGCGAAAAACTGGCCGAAGCCTACATCAAGTTATCAGGCAAGACGGAACACGCTTCGGACTGCGCTACGTCTAACGCTCCTGCCAAAGACCCCGCCCCGTGCGATTGTGGGCCGCCAGATGATTTGCGCCGTGCGATTGAGCATGAATTGATAATGGTTTCCCTCGTTAACGAGGACGCAAGCAGCGAGTGGATCGACGGCTTTGAACACGCATGGAAGCGGGTAAATGCAGTGTTGGGAGAACAGCAATGACTGAGATCACACAGGCAGACCGTGAGGCAGCGGCGCAATACGATGTTGTTGAAGCCTTCGCCCGTCACCGCGAACAAGCCGCAGCAGAAGAGCGCGCCAAGATCGTGGCGTGGCTGATGCGTGAGGAGGATGGCTATCCGTCAAGCGAATATAGCGGGTTCGCCGCAATGATCCGCGAAGAGATCGAAGCAGGTGAACACCTTAAATATGGAGGAAATCAATGAAGCGCCCAGATCACATCACGCCTGAATATCTTTCCAAGGTGTTTCATTACAATCCAGAAACAGGCGACTTTTCATGGAGGTCTGCGCATACCAATAGGGTAAAAGCTGGTGATGTTGTCCGCGCCAAGATTGGTAAAGGCTATTATGCCGTTCAATTAGATTGTCATCGAATGCGCGTCCATAATGTCGTGTGGGCTATTCATTATGGAAAGTTTCCAGAAGGCGTCATTGACCACGTTAATGGCATTAAGACTGACAATCGTATTGCAAACCTGCGAGATGTGACGACCTCTCAAAACGCATACAATGTGGGGCGTCAAAAAAATAACACGACTGGCTTCAAGGGTGTTTCTCGCAATGGGGCGGGCTTTAAAGCGGAGATTAGTGCCGATAAGCAAAGCCACTATCTTGGCACGTTCCCTTCATTGGAAGGGGCGGCATCGGCATATGCAAAGGCAGCAAAACAATTGCATGGGGAATACAGGAGAATTTGAAATGATTGACGTGTACCTATCAGGCATCGCCCTGTTCCTGTCAGGCGCTGGCGTCGGCTTTGCCATCGGCAACGCAGGCATGAAACGCAAGCTCGAGGAGCTGCAAAGCGAGTACGACACGCTGGTGGACCGCGACCCCAAGACTGGGCGCTTTGTGAAGTCCATGCGCAAGCTGAAGCGCGGCTCTGAATGAAGCTGAGAGATTATCAGGAAGACGCCATTCAGGCGGTGCGGGACAGCTTTCGCTCATCGCACCGACGCACCCTGCTGGTAAGCCCGACCGGATCGGGCAAGACACTGATGTTCAGTTACATCTCCGCCGGCATGGCGAAGAACAACAAGCGGATCCTGATCATTGCGCACAGGCGGGAGCTGCTCAAGCAGATCAGCGCCGCCTTGAGGCGGGTGGGTGTCACACATTCTGTGCTGGCCGCAGGAACGCCGGGCATCCCGCGTTCGAACGTGGTTGTCGCGTCGGTGTTCACGCTGGCCAACAGGCTGAAGTTCTTCCCCACCCCTGACCTGATCATCGGGGACGAGGCCCATCACTTCACACCCAACTCAACGTGGGGCAAGGTGGTGGCCGCGTTCCCGAAGTCTCGCGTCCTTGGCGTCACTGCCACGCCCGAGCGCCTCGACGGCAAAGGGCTGGGCCTGATGTTCGATGACATGGTGATGGGCCCAACGGTCTCTGAGCTGACCGCACAGGGCTTCCTGTCGCGCGCGGTGGTCTATGCACCGAGCATCCCTGACCTTGGCTCTGTGAAGAGCCGCATGGGCGATTACGTGCAGTCCCAGCTTGAGGATGCGATGGACAAGCCGGTGATCACGGGAAGCGCTGTTGCCCACTATACCAAGTACGCCGCAGGCAAGCGCGCCATCGCCTTCTGCGTGAGCGTCAAGCACGCCAAGGATGTGGCTCAGGACTTCAGGTCCGCAGGGTACACAGCCAGCCACGTTGACGGCGGCATGGACGAGAAGGAACGCGATGGCGTACTCAAGGCATTCGAGGACGGTCGCATTCAGGTTCTGACCAGTTGCGATCTGGTGAGCGAGGGCTTCGATCTTCCCGCTGTGGAAGTCGCCATCCTGCTGCGGCCAACGAAGAGCCTGTCGCTATACCTGCAGCAATGCGGGCGCGCGATCCGACCTCACGAAGAGAAGGACCACACGATCATCCTCGATCACGCTGGCAATACCATGCGTCACGGCTTCATAGATGATGAGCGCGACTGGGTTCTGACTGACGGCGAGGCGCGCAGGGGCGCCAAGAAAGAGGAGGTCGCATCCATCCGCACCTGCACTCAGTGCTTTGCGGTCCACAAGCCTATGCCAGAGTGCCCGATGTGCGGGTTCTCCTACCCCGTGAAGAGCCGGAAGGTGCTTCAGCAGGATGGTGAGTTGCACGTCCTGAACAAGTCCGGTCAGGCCGGCGAACGCACGCAGGAGGATGTTCTCAACGAGAAGTTCCGCGTGCTTGTGAACGTCGCGAGGAAGCGGGGGTACTCGAACCCAACTAAGTGGGCATTCAATGTGATATGCGGGCAGGAAAGCACCCGCCTTGCCAAGCGGCGCAGTGCGCAGGGGCTCAAGACAGTCGACGGAATAACCGATAGCGAAAGGCAAGAGATATGGAAGGCCACGATGGGGAAGACGAGTACGTCGAGATAAGCGTACCGACTGAGCTGGTCAGGCGGGTGGTGAACGCCATCACAACGGTGATGATTGAGTGGGAGCGTGAGCAGCGCGAGGCTGACGTCAGCTTCAGCGCCCTCACAGGCAACGCGGCCATGCACATTGCAGTGGATTATTTGGACACCATCGCGACGGCCGCGACAGGGGAGACGATACAGTGAGCATTGGTTATTTCTCAGATGAGTTTTGCAACGACCTGAAGAAGTTTTCAAAGGTCAACAAGGCTGGGTCAGGGTACTTCAACAGGATCAGGAAGCGCATTCAGACAAGCGCTGTTCATTTCCAACTTCCTCAGGGGGGATACATACTTCCCAAAGATGGGGATGTGATTGACTTTGATACCGATATCCTGCGCCCACCGTTTCCCACGACGATTATAGAATACAGAGAGGGAGAGGGCGAGCTTCGCGCTGGAGAAACGCCATCAACCAAGCGACTGGTTCTGGCTGTCGATGAGAATGATGGCGTGACGCTATTCCCAGCGTACTATTCAGATGTGAATGATATCTGGCAGCCGCCGATCCTTTACTGGCGCTTCATGTATGGGCGAAATTTTTCCCTGAGCAGGACGATCCCAAAGGATTTTTCAAATAGTGATGCAATCCGTTACGGCGAGGGTTGGTTTGGTGCGCTGGCATCTGGGAAAATTCCAATGACCCTAGATCAATTTGCGGCGATGGAAATCCGCAACATCAACCAAGAACTGTCCGTTTATATGGACTTCTGCATGGCCCTGTCCCAGTACGAGACGGACATCATCGACCAGAAGCCTGACGACCAAGCGCAGAAGCTGAGAAGGTTGCGCGGGAAAAAGCCGCTGTACACGTACAAGGTGATCACGATCACAGGCAAGCGGAAGATTTCCAAGGAAGCCAAGGGTGGAACGCACGCATCTCCTGTCACTCACCTGCGTCGAGGGCACTGGAGGACTTACAAATCCGGCAAGCGCTGTTGGGTCGAGGCCACCTTGGTCAATGGCAAGGATGGCATGGTGGTGAAGGACTATAAGGTGGAGGCGCGTTATGACCAGTGAAGCCGCAATCCAGCAGAACATTCGTCTTGCACTGGGTATGCGCGAGGACATCATGATGTTCCGCATCAACGTCGGCAAGTTCCGCCCCCTCGATGGCGGGCCGCGCGTCATTCAGTCAGCACCGGAGGGCACGCCTGATCTGCTTGGTGTGATCTCGCCCGGCCGCGCCTTTGCCATTGAGGTGAAGACCGAGAAGGGGAAGCAGAGGACGGCGCAGGTTGCGTGGCAGAACGCATGGGAAAAGCGCGGCGGCATATATATTTTGGCGCGCTCTGTTGATGATGTCTACAAAGGGCTTGACATCCAACCGTAACCGCATACATTCGTAGAGCAATAATAATCAGGAGCATAACACATGGCGCACATTCAAGTACGCGACGAGGCCCATTGGCATGAGCTTCGCGCAAAGCATATCGGCGGCAGCGACATCGCTGGCCTGTTCGGTCTGTCGAGCTTCACCACCCGCTGGCAGTTGTGGATGGAGAAGTCCGGACGCATGTCACCGGAGGACATCTCTGACAACAAATCTATTCAGGCTGGGACGTTCCTTGAGAGCGGCATCGCGGCATGGGCGGCGCATCGCTGGAAGATGCCGGTCACCAAGGTCAGCGACTATTACACTGTCGATGACTGCCCGGGCATGGGTGCGTCGTTCGACTTCATCACTGACGGCGGTCATCCTGTCGAGATCAAGTGGTCGTCCACGTTTGCGGATGGCTGGGCCTATGAAGGCGACGTGATCACTGACGCGCCGGAGAATTACATCCTTCAGGTCCAGCACCAACTTGCCTGTACGGATGCAGAGTATGGCTGGCTGGTCGCGCTGCTGCGTGATGAGCCGCGCCGCATGAAGATCCCACGCAATGAGAACATCATTGATGCAATCAAGGGTGAGGTGCGCGCCTTCTGGCAGAGCATTGCCGATGGCATTGAGCCAGATGTCGATTACTCTGCCGACGCAGAAGCGATTGGTCGCCTGATGGAGCAGACGCCAATCACTGACATCACTCTGGGCGGTGAGCATGAGCAGCTGTTCGTTGATTATCTTGCCCATGCTGAGGCTGAGAAGGTGGCCAAGGCGATCAAGGAAGCCAAGAAGGCAGAGCTTCTGCTGATCGTGAAGGCTGAGATGGAGAAGCAGAACACGTCGCAGGAAAAGGCGAAGGTGGCCTGTGGCTCACGCAAGATGTCCATCAGCACGGTGAAGCCCAACTTCGGGACGACGATCACCGAGGAGATGGTCGGAGAAATTATCAACACCCGCAAGGGGTATCAGACAGTGAGGATTTCATGACGGACACAGTGATCAGGGTGAATGCCGAGAAGCTATCAGAGCTGCGTGCAGCATGCACTGAACACCCGCTCAAGCCGACAATCAAAGCCGCGACAGAGCGCGGCATCGACCTCGTTATTAAGGAGTTGGAAGATGGAACAAGAAACGCCAAGTAATCTTCCTGCCAAGCCGATTGATCGGTTCAAGCAGGAGATCGCGCTGCGCAAGGAGTCTGTCATGAACAGGCTGCCGCAGCACTATAGCTGGGATCGGTATCAGGGTGTCGTTGAAGGCGCGGTCATGAACAACATGGACCTGCTGGAATGCGACCGTAAGAGCCTGCTGCTTGCCTGTCTCGATGCGGCTGCGCTGGGCCTCGACCTCAACAAGTCGATGGCTGAGGCTGACATCCTCAAGGTCTGGAACAACAAGACCAAGCGCTATGAGGCGCAGTTCCGTCCGCGCTACAAGGGCCTGATGAAGCTGGCGCTGCAGACCGGCGAGGTTCTGAAGATCGAGAGCCGCATCGTTTATGAGAACGATGACTTCGAGATCATCGAGGGCACCACCGGCAGCATCATCCACAAGCGCAAGCTCAGCGGTCGTGGTGGCATGATCGGCGCATACTGCGTGTGGACCCTGCGCAACGGTGAGACGCAGTTCGAAGTGATGAGCAAGGAAGAAATCCACGCCATCCGCGACCGCTCCTCATCGAAGACCAAGGAAGGCAAGGTCGTTGGCCCTTGGGTCACTGACGAAGCTGAGATGTGGCGCAAGACTGTGGTGCGCCGTGCCACGAAGTATATGCCCATGTCGCCTGACGCCGCGCGCGCAGTTCACAAGGACAATGTGGCAGAGGGCGTGTTCGAAGCCGACGACTATGACGGCGATGCGTTCGACGTCACAGACTTCGAAGAGGTTCAGGTGGTAACGGAAGAAGAGCCGGAGCCCGCCGCCGAGAAGGTGTCGACGCTTGAGGAGAAGCTTGCGAAGCGGGTCCAGCCCACTCCGGATATCCAGATCGAAGTCCTTGAATGCGACGTCGATGAAGACGGCTTCCCTGACTGGGACACATGGGGCGAGAACGCCATCAGTATTGTGTCCAGCCTCGACCCAGCCGTGCGCAAGCAATGGCGCAAAGTTCATGCATCCATGATGGATGAAGCCGAGCTTATGTCACCCAACGCGGTGAACAAGCTTTTGAAACTGTTTAACTAAGAGGAGCTTACCAATGGCGAAGAAGTATGATCTGTCCGTGAAGACGGGCGAGTACACAGACCGCGACGGCCAGACCAAAGGCCGCTATCTGAACATCGGCGTTATGATGGAGACCGACAAGGGTCCATACATCCTGCTGAACCGCACGTTCAATCCCGCTGGCGTGCCCGGCAACGCTGATCGTGACAACATCATGGTGTCGTTGTTTGAGCCGCGCGACAATCAGTCACAGGCGCCTGCGCAGCAGCGTCAGGCTCCGGCAGCGCAGCGTCCGCTGGACGACGACGTTCCTTTCTAAGGCTGCTCAATGAGGATGGGGGAGGATTCGTCCTCCTCCTCTTCTTCTGGAAGCATGCTATCCTCATCGTCTTCCACCAGAAGATCGCGCTGCTGCTTCAGCCACGCTTCCCTTTTCAGCTTACCAACGGTGGTAATCCGCATTTCAGGATACAGCTCAAGCATAACGGCTTCCTTCAGCGCCATGCTTGATGGCGGCTTTACGGCATCCTCCATACGGCCAGCGTCAATTTCCTTCTGGAAATCCGCAAGAACCTTTTCAAATTCCTTATCAAACTCCGCCTGAAGCCGAGCAGCCTCTTTGGTTTTCCCGCTGTCTTCAGCGCGAATTGCGTCCGCCATCATCTTACTCAGGCGCAGCGTGACGTTGCGCTCTGCATTCTGCGTTGACGTCGCCAACTCTTTACCGGCACGCACCGCTTGAACCGCACGGGCAATGTCGGCCGTCTGGAAGCCCCCTGAGCGCAGGATGCGCTCTCCAGCGCTGATGTCCTTCGGATCGATCAACTTCGTGCCGTAGCGCGTCCTGTAGCCCTCCTCAGGGAACTGGATCATGCCCTTGAGAATATCAGAGATGCCCTTCCCTACAAACGGGGACGCCAGCGCAATGTTTGCAGCGATTGGCTGGACGCCCGACGCCTTCCGGTCGAGGTATTCTTTGAACTTGCCGACAGTCCCAGACAGGGCTGGGATGGCCGATACCGGGTCACCCATTTCTGGGATCATCGATGTGGAGCCAATGCGTTCACCAATATTCAGGTTGAGCAGGGAGCGGAATGGGCCGCGCATGATTGTCTCAGCATCACGACGACCAGCCTCATCGCCACCAAGATAGTCAGCCAGCACCTGCTGCGTCTCAGTGCGGAAGTCGCGCTTCTTGCCCCAGATTGCCTCAGTCAACCATTCAAAGATGTTGATGGCGTCGTCGCCAAACGGAATGGCGAACAGAAGCCCGGACACTGTGAACATCGTCATCAGCGTAAACATGCCGGCGATGCGCCCGCGCGCGCCCTGCTTTGCAAAGTTCTGGTTCATGAGCTTGGCAAGCTGAAGAGGGTATTGCGAGAATTGCAGGATCGCGCCGCCGGCCCCACGCATTATGGGCGGCTTTTCCATCTGGCCACCCATGAAGGTGATCGTTTCCACCATGAACTCAGCGACATCGAACGGGTCCGAGCCCTTTTCCATGATGGCTTTGGCGCGCTCGTTGTCGGCGAAGGCCTTCTTCCAATTGGCAAGAGCCTTGGGATCCTTGGCGTAGCGATACGCCACGATGAACGCCGCCGCTTTGTTCATCTCTTCAGTGACTGAAACGACACTGGCGCCGTACTGGAAATAACGGCCAGCCGTTTTCTTCATCGCGCCAGCCTTGCTCATGTTCATGCCGGCCTCGACGCCCATAAGCTCAGGGTTCATCTGGGCCCGCACAGTGCCGCGCTTGTTGGCAAGGATCAGGGCGTCCCGCTCATCTTCCGTGATGCCGGGAATAGCGTATGGGTCAACGTGGAGGCCATACCCAACAGCCCCGCGAAAGCCTGCGATCACCTGCACTGCCGTCTTATAAATATCCAGTCCGGCTGACATCTTCATGATCGTCATCTGCGGAGCGGTAACAGTCCAAACAGACATTGCGTTAACGGCTGACGACGAGAAGCTGCCCCACATTGAAGTGAAGAAGCCAATGGTGCGCATCGCCCGCCAGATCACCCACTCCGGGCTGTCAACATACTCGTCCCACTTCTCAGCATAGCGGCGCTCTGGGTCAGCGACGTTGCGCTTCAGATCGTCAAACGCTTTCGAGTACTCTTCGCGGTACATGCGGTGCGACACGGTCGTGGCAACGATCCGATTGTAATCGAGCAGCTTGTCGGTGAAGTTCGTGTCGTAGCCCGGAATGTTGCGCGACTGCTTCATGAAGCCAGCGATCAAGTCTTCCATCAGGACCGACCGCACGTTCTTATCCAGATCGCCAATGAAACCCTTGGCCAGCATGGCCGCCTCGCCACCGCTCAGGCGCTCAAGTGTTTCAGCATCGAACATCCCGCCAAGAGTCTTGTCGAAATAGTTCTTGATCATGTCGCCGGAGCGGGCGTCCATGAGGTTGAGCAGCTTGTCGAGATTGGTTAGGTCATCAATGGTCAGGCGTTTGTCAACGTCACCCTCGCGGCGCGTGACGACAACCTTGAACCCGTCCTTGGCTGGGAACTTCTCTTTGATTTCCTTGATCTTCGCATCGATGCGCGGGTCAGGTATCTTGGATGCAAGAGCAGGCCCAACCAAGTCCTTGGCCCAGTCCATGCTGTCGAGCATGTAGAATGCGCCGCTCTCGATCGTGCCGTCAGGTCCATAGACCATGATGCGCGTATCGCCTGAGCGCATGAATGGGATGTAGTTTGTCAGGCGCTTGCTCTCGATGGCGTTGAATAGGCGCAGAAGCTCATCACGGAACGTCTCGTCCCCAACCTCAGACATGATTGCTTCACGGTTGTACTCGCCAGTGTAACCGACTGCAGCCAGCATCGACTTGCCGTTCAGCGTGTAACGGTTGTCGAGGTACTTGCGGATCTCATGAAGCTTCGCAGTCTCTTCCTTGTTCAAGGAGAGGATATCGCCCGGCGTGGACAATGCAGGATTGACCCGGCGCGTGATGCCGTCACGGCCCTCCTGCTCAATCTCACGGGTCTTGATCGAGAACGACCGGCCGGTGTCGCGCACAGAAGTCTCGGACAGGCGCAGGTATTCAAGGACGGCGTTCAACCTATCCTTGGACTCCTGCGGCATCTGGTTAACTTCCTCCAGCATCTCCTCATGCTCAGCCATGAGAAAGTTGCGCATCTTGACCTTGTCATTTGTGGCCTGATGCATGCGCTGAAAGTATTTGCTCTTCCGCGCCAGCGACGTGCCGGTCGTGACGATGGACCCAATCGCGCCCATGTTGCGAACCATGTCGACATTGCGCAGGCTGTCATCAACCTGATCCTGCTTGTCGAGGATGTTCTCAGTTATGTCGATTGAGCAGTTAGAGCCAATCATCAGTCGCAGCCCCTGTTCTTTTTCTGGATGTCAGCACGCTCATCCATGATCTTGTTATCAGGCTCCTGCGCTTTCGCAATTGCCTTCTTCATGTCAGCCGGAGAGCCCTTTAGCATGAGTTCGGATAGGCGCTCAGTCTCTTTTTGGTAGAGCTTTTCCCACTTGTCGCGCGCCTCACGGTCAGCCTTCTCAAGCTGGTCCAGCTCCTTCTCATACTCTTTACGGGCCCTTGTGCGGCGATCCATGAACTGGCGCTCGTCGTCGGGGTTGTAAAATAAATCCATGAACTGCTTGTGGGCCGCCTCATACTCACGCTGTGCCCTTTCAAGTTCCGTTTCGGGAACATTCTCATTTGATGGGCGACGCGCGCTTTCAATGCGGCTCAGAAGGCCAGAGAGCCTCTCCTCAAGGGCGTCGACATTGGCCCGCTCTGGACTGTCTTTTGGCAGGCTTTCGTAAACGAGGTTCAGATCGTCAATCACTTCATCAAGCGCGCTGACACTTGCCTTCATGTCCTGACGCTCAAGCTGCTCGGCCCGCTCAAGCACGCGGCGGTTGCGCTCATCCGTTAAGGACGAGACATCCATGTAGCGTGCGCCTTCTTCCTGAAGCATGTTCAGGGAGTTAAACTTGCCATCCGCCTTGGCGAGACTGTCGAGCGCCTTGATGAGCGGGGATTTCGTGCTGAGATTGAACATGCCCTTGGCCTTCTCGGCCAATTCCAAAAGCCAATTGCTCATGCGACCAAGCGTAGAGTCCTTCACGCCAAACCGCTTCTGCATGATATCAGTTGCATTGACCGCCCAGAACTCTGATGGATTTACATATTGATAATACGAGTATGGGACGTGACCAAGCTCCATCAGATTGAGAGCAATGTCCCAACCCTTGTTGGAAGGATATGACTGGCCGGCAATGGTAAAATTTTGGCCGCTGTGCATGGCGCGGATGGCCTTGAAGAATGTCTGAGAACGCGGGTTCTTCTCATCCTTCTTTGCCGTCTTATTAAGCGCCTTTAGCCATGCAGCGCGAATAGCCTGCTGCGCATCCTCCGGCATCATGCGCTCTGTGTGGTGCAGCATTTCATGAACTGCAGTCGTGTCTGCCCCTTGACCCTTAAACAGCCTCATCAACCTCCTTGAGGGATCGTAATTCCCGCCCGGAGAGCCTGCTTTTGGAGCAAGTATTGAAATAGCCAGATTGTTGGCAAGGTTGGGGTTGCCTTTCAGCGCCCACAACATGAAATCGACAGCCTCTTCAGAAAGAATTCCCTGACGCTTGGCCCTGTACATGACCTCAATAATACGATCAGCACCGCGCGCGCGGCCCTTCTGGGCATCTTTAAAGCGCTTCGCATCCTTCATTTCTGCAATGTAATCAGATAGGTCCGCTACCCATTGGGCAAATTCAGCGTCAGACAGCAGGCCCTTGTCCCACTTCTTGACGATCTTTGCCACGCCGCGAGACAGGGATGGAACCCTGCGAGCCTCATCGATGACCTCTTGCTGACGCTCTGGTGGCATTGGCTCAATAGAGCGGAACAAATCTTGCTCAGTGTTTTCGATGCGCTTCCAAACTTCCCGCGCTGACGGCGTCTCCGCCTTTCCAAACATGTCGGGCGCGGCCTGTTGATTGGCGGCGATATCGGTATAGTCCTGCAACTTCTCAGCAATAGCCTTCTTGCTGAGCATCCGCGTAAGCTTGTCATTGTGAAAGGCTGCTAGAATTTCCTTCACAAACGGATCCATTGGCGTGATCATGTCTTCACTGCGCAGCGCGCCTGAGACACTGTTGCCGCTGGACTTGATGTCGGAAACCGTCGCAACGGCCTCCATCAACTTGCCAGTGATGTCGTACTTCTTGTCGATCTCGCCAGCCTTGATCGCCTGCTGGAACTTAATCCAGTCATTCGCCACCTCGACCAGAGCATTGGTTAGGGTCTTGGTGTCGTCGTCGCTGCGTTCCATTGCCTTGCTGATAAAGACGTCGGATGCGCGGCCAGCTTGACCATACGCCTTGTACAGCAGCGCGTTCTCGATGCGCTTGAGAGCCTGAGCGCTGATGTTACCCTTATCGTCCATCGCGTTTTCACGCTGCTGCGGGCTCATCTCTGCAAGGAAGGCCGACACGAAGGCATCGTTCTTTGCGGCTTTCAAGTCGCCGCCAT